GTCGACGTCTTCAACCAGGAATACCTGGCCGAATTCCTGGACAATAGCGCGGGCGTGTTTCGAAATATCGCGGCATGCACCGGCGCCGTCCCCTCTGCCCCTATCAAGGGCGCCTCATACGTCGCCGGCTTGGACCTGGCCAGGCTCACGGACTTCACGGTCCTGACGATCCTGGATGCCCAGGGCCGTCAGGTTTTCATCGATCGTTTCAACCTGCTTGACTGGAAGATTCAAAAGCAGCGCGTCATTGATGCTGTCCTGGCCTACAACAGCGCCGCTCTTTTACTTGATTCCACCGGGATCGGGGACCCGATCTACGAGGATCTCCGTCACGCCGACCTGAATGTGGACGGGTACAAGTTCACCAACGAATCCAAGGGTCAATTGATTGAATCCCTCATGCTGGCTTTCGAGAAGGGCGAGATTCGAATCCTGGACGACAAGACCCAGCGCAACGAGCTGGACATTTACGAATACACGATCAATCGCAGCGGGAGCGTTTCCTACAACGCCCCCGAAGGCTACCACGACGACTGTGTGATAGCCCTGGCCTTGGCGTGGTGGAAATTATTTTACCACGGCGCGGAGCCGAACATAAGGAGTCTAGCGTCATGAAAAAAATCACGCTCGGATTATCCATCTTCCTTTTGACCCTCGCCTTAATGGGGGCAACGACCGTCTCCGTCAAGACGGCGGACTATTCGGTTGCGTTGACCGATGACGGTTCAATCATCATCGTGAATTCAGCTTCCAACCTGTCTGTTTATTTGCCAAGCCTGCCTCTTGACAGGGTCGGGTTTACCGTCACGGTGCAGAAGCGCGGGGCCGGGAATTTGACGATCAGGCCCCAGGCGACAGCCTACGTCGCTGACAGCGGAGTCGGCCAGTACGTTCGTAATACGGTGGCCGGCGAAATATGGGCATCTATCACGCTGACCTATGCGACGGCAAGCCGATGGACGGTGACGGCGGCCCTCGGGACATGGGCAACGGATACGTCAACACTCGGTACCGGCCTGACCGTACCCGTGAGCGTGCCGAATGGTGGAACGGGAGCTGCGACTTACGCCCTCAATGGCGTCCTGTACGGCAATGCGACAAGCGCCATCGGCGTGACAGCCATCGGAGCAGAGGGGAAAATCCTCCGCGCCGGGGCGTCTCCGTTTGTCCCGGCGTGGACCACCGCAACCTATCCCGCGACGGCGGGGGCTGCTGGCAAGATCATGGTTTCTGATGGGACAAACTGGGTCGGGGATGATGTCCTGTCGGCGGTTCCGACCGGACTGACTTACACCACGGCTACGCGGGCACTGAGCCTGACCTCGGGATATGTGATTCCGACCACAACCGAAGAATCAAACTGGGGGACGGCTTATACGCGATCCCTTTCGCCTCAGACGATCGGGTTCACCTTGGCTGGAGGAACGACCCCGAAAACCTTGACCCTGGACACGGATATCACGGCCTCCGCCCTGGCCCCTAAAGCATCGCCCGCGTTCACTGGAACCGTGACAGACCTCCAATCCTCGGAAGCGGACTTTGATGTGAACGAAGTCAAGGCGACTGGAATCCCGGCTGGTTACGGAATGGTCATGGTTGCGGAAACATCGACGAAGAAGAGTGGCATTTTCAGGTTGGAGGATGGAACGATTTCATCCATCTCTAAAGACGCCTCATTCACAATCACGAAAGACAACGCCTCGACGATCAACGTCTATTACGACACGGACCAGGTGAAGGTCCAGAACAAAATCACGACGGGCGCCATTGAAGCGGTGGCCGTGAACGCGGCCGGCGCGGATTACTTGGTCAGCGATATTCTGACCCTTGGCGATGGCACGGGGGGCACGGTCACAGTGTCGACGATCGGCGGGGACGGGCACGTCGATGCCTTTTCGATCGCGACCCCGGGCCTGGGATATGACGTTGCTGTTCACACCACCACTGTCGCCCCGGCCGGCGGAACGGGATGCACCGTCGACGTCTCGGCCGTGGACGGCGGGGACGGCCATATTGACACGGTGGCTGTTTCCAACGCCGGTTTGGGATATGCCATCAATGACGTTCTGACCGTCACCGGGGGCACGGGATCGGGCGGGACCTTGACCGTGACCGCGATTGACAAGGGCCACGTCACGGGGGTCACGCTGACCACGCCGGGCTCGGGCTACACGGCCGCTTCCCACGCCACGACCGGGGGCACCGGGACCGGATGCACGATCACCGTTTCCGCCATTGTCGGCCTTGTCCTGAAGATCGCCTACTTCGGAATTGTCTGAAACGAAGGGATAGATCATGAGTTTGCGTTCCTGGCTCCGAAAAGCCGTCTCGGGCATCGATAACCCGCTTGCCCGGGTGATCCTTTTCGGTCTCAGCAAAAACGCCGTTTGGACTCCAGGCGATTACTTCTCTCTCAGCAAGGCCGGGTACGAGAACTGCATCACGGTTTATGCCTGTGTGAATTATATCGCCCGCGCCGCGGCGGGAATCGAGTGGACGGCCACTGACCGAAAGAAGGATGCGCCGGATCATGCGATTCTAAAACTTCTCGCTCGGCCGAACGAGGACGAGGGACGTCGGGCATTTATCTTCAAATGCTTTTCGTCGCTTCTGCTTTCCGGCAATCGTTACGTTCTGGCCGGACGAATAGGGAGTCAACCTCCTAAAGCTCTTTGGGTCCCGCGGCCGGATAGGATGCACATCATTCCGGGCGGACCGAAGGGGAACCTCGTTGCAGGGTATGAATACGGAACCACCGGGCAACTTCCTCCGATCGACCCTGGGCTCATCATGCATTCAAGGCTGTTCCATCCTACCGATGATTGGTACGGTCTGTCTCCGCTTAGCGTGGCTGCTCATGCGGTCGACATTTCAAACATGGCGTCCGAGTGGAACGCCCGCTTGCTTCAAAACGATATGCGGCCGCCGGGCGCGCTTTCAACCGAAAGTAGGCTTGACGATGTGCAATATAAGCGATTGAAAGAGACGATCAAGGGAGAATGGCAGGGATACGAGAACGCGGGCCAGCCGCTCCTCCTCGAGGGCGGGCTGAAGTGGACGAACTTCATGCTCACCGCCAAGGAAATGGACTGGCTCAACACGACGAAGTTCAACAAACGCGATATCTGCATCACGTTCAATATTGATCCTTGTCTCGTTGGCGACTCTGAATATGCGACCTATTCAAACAAGGTCGAGGCTCGCAAGGGCGCCTATGAGGACGTGATTATGCCGTTCATGGACGAATTGTGCGACGACCTTAACGCCTGGCTTTCGCCGATGTTCGGAGAAGGCATTGTGCTCGGCATCAACAAAGATAAGATCCCGGCATTTCAGGAAAGCCAAGAAAAAAAGTTTACCTATATCAATGCCTGCGACGTAATGCGGGTGGACGAGAAGCGCAAAGCTCTCGGGCTTGATCCTGTTGGGGGAGACCTCGGCGAAGTGATTCTCGTATCCGCCGGGAAGATCCCCTTGGAGGAGATCGTTGCTCCGCCGGCTCCAGTACCTGATGCCCTGAAGCCATTTGCGGATACGAATCCTCCACCGGACCCTAATGCTGATCCGAACGCTGATCCGAATGCCGACCAGGGCGACGGGAAGAAACCCAAACCCTCCAAGTCCATCAAGGCCATGTGGTCCGCGCCCGAGCGCAAGCGGGCGCTCTGGGACAACTTCGTCCTCCGCGTCGAAACGAAGGAGCACGCCGTCGTCGCCTTGGCCCGAAGCTTCCTTAAGGCTCAGGCCGAACGGGTTGGGAAATCCAGATCCGTCGACGTTAAAGCCGAGTCGATGGCTTTCGCCAAGACAATCCGTTCCTGGGCCTACAACGCCGCTACACGCGCCGGCGCCGCGGGGATGCGGGCCGCGAAGGGTGAGCTCCCCGATATCGAAGAGAAGGCGGACCTTTTCAATCTCACCGCAGAGCGTCGGAAGGTCCTGGACGACATGATCCTCCGCTCCGGTACGAAGATCGCCGAAGCGACGATGGCCTACGTCGAAGATACGCTCAAGGTCGCCGAGATCGAAAACTGGACGACCGAAGAGCTGACGCAGAAGCTGATCGCCAAGTTGGACGACTTCGCGCAATGGCGATGCCGGACGATCGCCAGGACGGAGACGACAAAGGTTGAGAACTGGGGACAGGTCGAGGGATACGGCGAAACGGAATATGTCACGGGCAAGGGTTGGATGTGTTCCTTCGTTCCCGATTCCCGGGATGCCCACATGGACGCCGATGGCCAAGAGGTCGGGATCAATGAGGACTTCAAAGTCGGAGGCCAGATGATGGCTTATCCCGGAGATCCGAAGGGCGATGCCGGCAACGTCATCAACTGCCTCTGCACAACTTTTCCGACTGTCGGGTAGGAGATGAACATGGCCGATAAAATGAAAAACAAAATCTTCCGATTCAAACTCGACGCGACCGGTTTGACCGAAGCAGGTCACTTCACCGGGTACGCCTCGATCTTCGGGATATGCGATTCCTACGGGGATATCGTCGACAAGGGTTCATTTAAAAAGACGATCAAGGAAAAGGGAAAGCGGTTCAAGCTTTTCTGGAGCCATGATGCCTTTGCGCCGGCCATCGGGTATGTCGAACTCGAAGAAGATGACAAGGGGCTGCGGGTCGCGGACGGTCAACTTTACCTCGATATCGAACGTGCCCGGGAAGCCTACATCAATATGAAAAACGGTACTCTCGATGGTCTGTCAATTGGGTACAACACCGTGAAAGAAACCATCGACCGTGCGACGAACGAGAGGCATCTCAAGGAGATCGCCCTCTGGGAAGTCTCGCTCTGTAATTTCCAGGCTTGTCCCGGCGCCGTTGTGACGGACGTCAAGGGCCGGTTCGATAAACTTCATCAGGATATTGAAAGTATCGAGGACGCGGAAGTCCCCCCCGAACTCCGGGCCGATCTCAATAAAGACATCGAATCCCTGATTGCACTCTACGGTAAGGCGGAGCCGCCCGCGGGCACTCCCGCACAAAGCCAAGCCGGGGAGCCGCCTGTGGATAGCGACGCGGAAGAACTCCGCTGCGCGAAGGACTGGCGGGATTTTCTCGCCACCCTATCCTAATAGGAGGTCCAAAATGGACCCAGAAATCAAAGCTCTCATGGAAGAGAGCAAGCGGCTTATCGTCGCGGCCCAAACCAAGAACGAAGAGCTGCTCAAAGGCAAGATCGACGCGGCCGCGTTCGAGGAATACAAGTCGAAACTCGACACGCGACTCGATGAGATCAGCAAGGCGCTGGTCAAACTGATGGCCCCCGCTCCGGGCCCCAGTGACGACCCCAAGGTCCGCGAGACCGAGCACAAGGCCGCGTTCGTGAAGTTCCTGCGCCAGGGCAAGGGGAACCTTACCCCGGCCGAGACCAAGGTCATGACGATCTCCGATCTCACGACCGGCGGCTATCTGGCCACCCCGAACGAACTGATCAGGGAGATCCTGACCAACATCACGGATTACAGCCCGATCCGGGCTCTCGCGCGCGTAATTCCCACGGGCGCTCCCGGTGTCGACTGGCCGAAGAAAACCGGGACCTTCGCGGCTTACCGCACTTCCGAGATCGGAACTCGCTCGGAGACCACGGGCCTGACCTTCGGGCTCGAAAAGATCCCCGCGGATGAGATGTACGCTCTCGTCAAGGTCTCGAAACAGAACATCGAGGATTCCGCGTTCCCCCTGGAATCATTCATTACCTCCGAGGCGGCCGAGCAATTCGGCGTCAAGGAAGGAACGGAAGCGATCTCGGGGACAGGCGCGGCCGGCCAGATGGAGGGCATTCTGGTCAACGGTTCCGTCACCGGGTTCACCGGCGCCACCACGAGCGGGAAGATTCTGGCCGACGACCTGAAGCAACTCTTCTATTCGCTCAAGGACGCCTACTCCAAGAACGCCACCTGGATTTGGCGGCGTGCTTCGACGCTGGCCATCAGTCTGCTCAAGGACACGGTCAGCGGCAACTACCTGTGGCGTCCGGGTCTGGCCGACACAGACCCCGCCACCGTCCTGAGTCGGCCCTTTGTCGAATGTCCCGATATGCCCGCCGAAGCGAATTCGGCCAAAGCCGTGGCCATCGGAGACTTCAAAAAGGGCTATGTCATCGTCGACCGGCTCGGCATGGAAACCCAGCGGCTGGTCGAGAAGTACGCCGAATACGGCGAAGTCGGACTCCTGTTCCGGCGTCGAGTCGGCGGTCAGGTGGTCCTCCCCGAGGCCATCAAAGTTCTCACCCTGAAGTCCTAAGGAGGATAACGTGAAAGACATCAAAAACAACATCAAAGTGGTTCCGAGCCTTTATTCGCTCCTGCTGACGGCTGCGGCCGTGGGCGACATCGGTGTCGACCTGGCCGGCTATGAAGGCGCGGTGGTCGAGGTCACGGCCGGCGTCATCGCCACGGGTACGACCCCGCTCTACACGTTCGGTGTGAGAGAGTGCGACACGATCGGGGGCTCCTACACCGTCGTTGCGGCCGCGGACCTTGTCGGGTCCGCTATTACCTTCGGTCCGAGCGATGCCCACAAGGTGAAGACCATCGGCTACATCGGCTCCAAGCAATTCATCCGCGTCGACCTGGAGACCGTGGGCGGAACGCCCAGCACTGGCGGGGTGTTCACGGGCAACGTCATCCTGGGGTTGCCGCGGCACGCGCCCGCCGCCTGATAAGGCGCGAGGCAAAATACTGTGAACACGAGCGGACGGACGGCTCAGCGGCTGACGTCTATGGGCCGTCCGTCCGTGTCTTCTTTATTCGAAGTGATCAAGCACGAGCCGAGAAAGGAGGAACTCATGAGGATCAAATTGAATCGGGACTGGAACGGGGCGGTGGACGGAATACATGTCGCTTTGTACCCGGCGGGATCGACAGTCGACTTCCCGATCGCCATTGCCCAGGTCCTTTTGGAGGACGGCCGGGCAACTCTTCCGGATGAGGCCAAGGCCATCATGGGCGCTCCGGAGAACAAGATGATGGGGAGGAGCCCGGAGAATAAGGCGGGAGGGCGCAAGCGGTCCTCCTGAGTGAACCTGGAGCGAAAAGACAATGTCAACCGATTCCACGATTGCCCTCGTTACACTGGCTGACGCACGGTTATATAGCGGGAAAACAGTCGGGGCCGAAACGGAAGATGATTCGATCATCGAGACTTTGATCGACGGGATTTCGGCCGGGTTCAACTCCTACGTCGGCCGGCGGATCATCGAGCAGACCGAGACGATCGCATACCTGGACGGAAACGGCAAGGAAACGATCCTGCTGCCCAGGTATCCGAACGTCACCATTCTCTCGCTGACCGAGGACGATGTTGCGCTGACGGAAGGGGAGGATGAGGACTATCGGATCTATTCCGACGAAGGAATGATCGTGAGGTTGGACGGCCGATGGGCGAAGGGGCGGAAGAACATTATCCTCACGTCCTACAAGGCCGGGTATGCGCTGGCCTCCTTGCCCAAGGACCTCAAAATGGCGGCCCTTGAACAGGTCTCCTTTGAATACGGGAACTTCCGAAACAAGATGCTGGGCGTGAGCTCGCGTTCGGCGTCGGACGGAAGCGTTACACGATTTGAGACGGGTCAATTCCTGAAATCGGTACAGGCTGTCCTCGATCGATATCGAGACTTCCGGGTTTAGCATGCCGATCAAAATTGAGAAGGACTTCAGCGGCGCCATTCGAAAGACGCAGGCGGCGAAGAATGTCCCGGTCGTATTCAAACGTGGCGTTACAGAGTGGGCAGCGGAAACCGTGCGGGAGCTGAAACGCTCCGCCGCATTACGCCAACGCAGCGCTCAATTCGGCGGAAAAAAAACAGGCCAGATGGGACGCAACGTCGGGATGCAAATAGCTGGATCTGAAAACGAATATAAGGTCGCCGTCGGAACAGGTGTTGGGGGGACAGAAACCGTTAAATATGCCAGCATCCAAGACGAGGGCGGGGTCATTACTAAGAAAAACAAAATGCTGACTATCCCCATCGGGGGCGTGCAGGGGACAATTAAGAATTATCCCGGAGGGTTTTTTATTAAGAGCCGGCAAGGGAACGTCCTCTATGTCGTTCGAAAGTGGGCGAAGGATCGTGGCGGTGCGAGTTATCATCAGACTAGCGGGTTGATTCCCCTGTTCCTCTTGCGCAATTCGGTGACCATCCCGGCATCTCATTGGTTTAGCACGCCAATGGCCTGGCGGCTCCAGGTCCTGGAAGAATACGCGAAACCCGAAAACCTAATGCGAATCGCCGAAATGATGGTCTGACATGACAATCCCTGCAACCCCCAGAGAGCTCGTGTTCCGGGACCGGATCGTCACTATCCTTTCGGCGATCACGGCGGGAGCGACGTATTTCTATACCCCGAAGGTCAAGAAACGATTCATCCACTGGTCGGAATATCGGGGAGCATATCCGCTGTACATGGTCACGTTCGGATCCGGTGGACCCCGGGAGCTCCATTCCCACAATACGATCGAGGCGACCGTCTCCATCTCGATCAAGGGGATTGTCCAGGACAACGAGGACACGACGGCCAAGATCGCAAAATGCTGGCAGGACATCCGTGTCGCCCTGACCGCCGAAATGGAAAACAGCGACGCCGCGGCGCTCCCTTCCCTAGGCGTGGAGACGTGCCGATGCAAGGATTTTCCCGACACCGATGACGGCTATCTGGCCGTGGAAAACGGACTCGGGTTTTTTGATATGCGGGTTGAAATCAGGTTTTTCGACACTCTCGGATATTTATGAGGTGAATCATGACGACAAAGAAAACGGTGATTGAAGACGGCGCGGCGGTTCAAGATCCGGCCGCGGAAAAGTTTCTGTGGCTGGCCGAGACCTGCAATTGGTCCGGCCGCGTCACGCTCGAACACGGCAAAGCATGTGATGCCCGGCTGATCGATGCCGACGTCCTGAAGGAATGGATCCGGACGGGCGCGGCGGTCATGACCGGCGAGGAGAAATAACATGGCGACTCCAACCTCCGTCAATCTAAGCGACAAGGCTATCGGTCTGAAGAAAGGCTCCGCCTGGAACGCGGCGGTCGCCCTGGGCGCGGGTGACGAAATCCGGGTCAAGTCCCTGACGGGCCTGACTCGAGAGCGTGATCTCTATCCCCAGGAATACGCGAATTGCGCGTTCCCCCCGGGCGGCGTTCTGACGAATATCAAGGCGCCGGATATCGGGTTCGGTACGGATCTGTTCTATGAGATGGGGGCTCTGGGCCGATTTATCGCGTCCATTTTCGGGACGGCAGGGACACCGACCGTTCAGGGCGCAACCACCGCTTACAAGCACATCTTCCAATGGGCGGATTACGTAACCACCTTCTTCACCCTGGCCGCGCAATATCCCGGCATCATCAAGGAATGTCCGTCCCTGATGCCGACTGAATGGAACGTCAAGGTTGCCAGCGGCGTCTTGCAGAGTGAATGCAAGGGCAAGGGTAACCTGGTCAAGGACGATTCGTCCGTCAACACCGATACACAGATGGCCGCCCTCACGTCGACGGCGAATATCCTGACGCCGGTGCTTTTTGGCGAAGCCCAACTCTTCATGAACGACCAGAGCGTGGCGACTGCTTGCACAGCGACGACCGCATGGGATATCTCGAATATCGATCTCTCCTTCAAACGGCCGCTGAAGGCGGAATACCCGGCCGGATCGTTTTCCATCGCCCAGCCGGACCAGGAAAAGAATCCGGACATTCTGATCAAGCTGGACTTCCTCAAATACGCGGCGGCCAACAAGATCTTCACGGCGACGATGGACGCCCAGATCCTTCAGAAGTTGGCCCTGGTGTGCACGTCGCGGCTCGAAGCCGGGGTCGCATACTATTACAAAATGACGTTCAACTTCCCGTCTCTTCAGATCAAGGGCAACCCCCAGAGCGCGGAGGCAATTTTCAAGAACGGCCTGGAGCTTGTTCCGTACGAGGCCGCGGCGGCGCCGACTGGCATGGCCTACACCCGGCCGTATCTGGAACTGATCAACAAGCAGACCACGGATTACCTCGCCTGAGGATGAAAGGAACAGTATGCCCGACATCAAACAGATCAACCCGGTTTCCGAGTGGATCACCCTGACGCTGGACACCGACAAAATGGACCCTCCGGTGTTGCGGGTCCGCGTAAGGTTGGGAACGGAACTTGATTCCGGAGATGCCTATGAGGAAGGCGCGCGGAAGGCGTCCACTTTCCTGCTGGCCCAGGCGCTCGCGGTGATCGTCGAATGGGACCTGACCCTGGACGACAAGCCGCTGCTCTGTACCGAAGCAACGAAGCGGGAGCACAAGGACCGGCTCTGGTGGATCCTGGCCCAAAAGATTACCGGGACGGACCCGAAGAGCCCGAAATTCGCGGCGACGGAGATCTTGGCGGCGGCTAAAGATTCGGAACGCTTCCTAAAAAACTCACCAACTACCTCGACCTGAGCGTCGCTTATCGGCGGGCGCTTCTCCCGGCTGAGAAGCACCGGCACGGGGTAGGAGAGGATACGAGCCGATGCCCGAATTGCAGAGTAAGCGAGGCCTGGGCGGAGATGTCTGTGTTCGAACAGGCCGCGGTGAGCTGGTATATGGACAACGCCAGCGGATGGGCGGCTCGGGTCGGGATCATAGCGGCGGAGTTCATGCGGCTGGGGCTGGAAGGAAAACCGCGGG